TCTGCAATATCTGTGCAATTTCAGCGTCAGTAAGGTCTTTGGGTTTAATACGAATATCGCCTATCTGCGGAGGTTGTTGTTGAGCCTGCTGGAATAATACTCTCGGGTCTTCGTGTAGTCTCTGGTGTTCGGGTATATCTAATTCTTTATAGAATAAGTCATACGCCTCTGCAATATGCCACGGCTTAATAACTCCTGTCTCTAATGCAACGGGGTTCAAAGACGCCTGTAAAATCTGCATTGCCTTGTTTAATCTTATTTGCGGGTTGGTGTTTTGGTCATTACCACGAACTACGATTTTATATTTACCCTGTATTTCCTCACGGGTAAGTTTAATTCTTTCCCAGCCATCTTTGCCAAAATAAGCGAACTCATATTCATCATCGCCATACTGACACCAGAGGTCATAAACCATACTGAATAATTCGGCAAACGCTTCGGTAATCATATCTGCGTCAAGAGAAAATACAGTCTGCATATTTTGTTGTTGCAGATTAACCTCAAAGGCAGTTCTTGGCTGGCGTTTATTTATCATTGATTGAAGCGTAAAATCTATCTGTCCTACCAATTCCTCTATCTTTGTTTCAAGAAGCATTTGTTCCCGTTCATAAGAAAATTCTACATTGGGATTATTGTTGTTAAGAATAGCAAGACTATCATTAAGCGGATTTAATCCTTGCACAGGAATACCTTGCCCAGGTATAAACTTAACTATATTCGGATTAACCAAACCAGCCCGATATACAAACATAGGTGAGTTTCGTATAGTTTGGTTATCAATCTTTTGCATATGCTGGACATCTATCTCTTTGATAATATCTTCCAGCAACTCTGGTATGCCACGATGAGAAAACCATCTATCGTCTGTAATTTCATAACAGAGTTTTACAAAAGGAAATTTTCCGTTGTTAAAAGGAAGGGTTATTTTTCTTAAAACAACAGAAAAATCAGGGGCTAAAGTTATAATGCATTTTTCAGGAACACCATCGCCATTTATATCATACCAGCCATACCATTCCCAGATACGCACCTGCTCTGAAGATGAGTTAATGCGGTCAATACCTTCTCTTAATGATTTTTCCCACTCTGTGCCTGTTTCATCTCTTGTAGCGTAAGATTTAATCTTGTCTTTGTCTTTTCCCTTCCAATAAGCGATTTCTTCTATCGCTTCTTTNTCCCAATCCTTTACTTCNGCGTTTTNCTGGACTTGATACCAAGGCATAAAGAATTCGTGGCAAATAAATTCGCATTCCTGCGGTGAATAGGGGCTATCAGAAGGAACATAACATCTTTCAGGGTCAACTAAAGCAATATCGGGGGCATTATATAAGACATCTTTTAACTCTATCCTCACTATTTCTTTTCCTGCTAAAATCTCATCAATAACTCGCTCTAATTCCTTGTCATTATCCAAAGCAACCCAATCAGACATATCTACTTCAAGTCTGCGGATTAACTCTTGTTTAATTAACTCTCTTGGAGTATTTATATCAAAAAGTTGTATTGCCTCTTGGACAGACAAATCATCTAAAGAGTAATTTTCAACCCTTGTTGTAATTTCTACTCTCCAGAAGGGTTTTAAGAGATAAAAACCTTTCTCTAACATCTGATCTAATGCAATTATCGCCCTGCGTGGAAAGTTCATAACATCCATAACAAGATGGTCTAAAAACTTCTCTATCTTCTGGGCTACGGATAAACTGCCTGAAGGTGTAGGAATTGCTTGAACAACGGGACGAATACCAAAAAGAATGTTGAATAAAGATGCCTTAAGTTTTCTAATTTTTATCTCCGCAGTAGGCATACGGATATTAGAACAACCTGGAAACGGGTCAGTCTTTGTTTTCTTAATCCGCATACGAAGTTTATGCCACTTCTCTTGATGGGTCGCCCAGATTGAAGTGTGAGTAATCGCTTCATCTATCCTGCGGTCAACATAAGCAAAACAATCATCTTTCGGTATGTTTCGCTTTGTTTTTTCTTTGTCAGTAAGGTATTTTTTAGCCATTTTGCTCCTTTTTATATTCCATACGCAAATTCGGTTTTCTTATTGTTCCATTTCGGAACAGGTTGCTCTTTTTTTTCTTCAATAGGAAAATAGACAGGGGTAAGTATTTGCTCGGCGTAGGCAAGTGAGTCACAAATGTCGTCCCATTTACTTGAGCCAATAGTTAACAATTCTTCTCTTGCTTCTATATGTGATTGAGATATGTAATACTTGCCTTGCTCAAATAAGGGTTGTAGCGCTGCAATTACTCTTGATTTTTTATTACGAATACTTNTTGAAGTCCCTGATTGTATAAAAGAATTCTTTATCTCAANAACAGGAGGGTAAAGTTTCCTTTCTTCACATTTTTTAAGAAAAGAGTCAAAGAAGGATTTTTCTACCCCAGCGTTCGGAATACCTACTGCTGTAATCCTATCTCTATTAGAAAGCCACATATTTAATATGGCATCCTGAAAAGTCCCTATTGGTTCGTGAGTGCGGATATAATGTATAAGATACCTGTTCATCTGCTGGTCTATACCAACTAAAGAAGCAACCTTATAATCTGCTTTCTCATCCTCAGAATAAGCAGGGTCAACCGCAATAACCAGCCCTAATTGAGAGGGTAGTTCCTTCCAATAGCGTATCTGGTCTTCTTTTATAGGAGCGGTTTCATCACACATCGGGTTATTCATAAACTCTGCCGCAAAAGCCCACGAGCCGATTTCTTTCTTGCGTTCCTGAAGTTTCTTGTGAGGCCACATTGCTGGCCAAATCTCGCAACCTTCCTCTTGAATACCCTCTCTATACGCCTGATATTTCTTCTTTACCCAATCATTATCAGTAATGAATAAATCATTAAGAACTGAAAGAGGATGAATTATAGTCCCGATAACTATAAATTGCCCTTCAGGAAGAAGCGTATTAAGGCAATCCTTAAAAATCCACTCTTTGAGTTTCTTACGCTGTTCTTCACTCTCTACGCTTTCCTGAGTTTCTAAATCATCGTTTATAAGAACATCTGGTCTAAAACCCCTGATTTGCCCCTGCGCTCCTTTTGCCCTAATATTCACTTTTAGTTTGTTATTAAGGATGATGTGGTTTTCTGTCCACTTATCTGACCTTAAATCACTAAAGAAGGCTAAAATCTTGGGGTTAGTCTCAATTTCATACTTAATCTTACGAAGCCACTCAATAGCAAGACTTTCAGAAGCGGATATAATGCAAATATCTGCTCTTTTTTGGAATAATGCAAGCCAAATAGGATAGAAAATTGAACAAATCCTGGACTTTCCGTGGCCTCTGGGAGAGGCAATTACAATTCTTTGGCTTTTGGGTAATAAATCATAGATTTCTTTATGAAAATCAGGAATTTCACAAACAAGATGATGTTTAAGAAAGTATTTTGTAAACTCCAAAAACGAGCCTGAGAAGAAATCATAATACTTTTTGGCAAGTTCAGGGGTTATCTTAGGCATAATTTATTCAATTTAAGCACCAGAAAAAACCTTGTTCATAAATACAAGGGCAATGAAAGACTATATTAAAGACTAATTCTACAAAATTAGGATTGTTGCGGATTTTAGCAATTTTGGGAAAAGTTTGTAATGTGATATGCATTTTAATCTATATTAAATATGCATTTTAATCTATTTTTAAGCCCTACAAGGCACGAACTCAAAAAGTAAGTATCTTACTATCTTTACCAAAAATCGTTAAAATTTGCCCTATAAAGTCGGTTTTTCTCCCGATTGCTGTTGTATGGGTTTCCAATTTGGGCAGATTATTACTTTAACCTGCTTCCATTGCTTGCATTTTTGTGAGCATTTAGTGCATTTGTTGTTAATTCCGTTTAATTCTGGATAATGTGAAGGCATAAGGTCTCTTATTTATTAGTTAAAGTTACTAAGGGAAATACTACAACACCCTCAACCACCAAGTTTCGTCTATTTCATAGACTAAGAAGCGGTATCTTAGGGTTGGAGGATACATTTCGTTTATAATAATGGTTCTGTTCATACTCTAAGTCTAATTTCAAAAATTGTGAGCAGTTTCGGGAGTGGATTTATAGTCATAATCACTATACGGGAGGGGGTGGCTATCCCCTTGGCTAATAAACAATCTCTTATTGATTATAATTTTTAAATTTCTTTTTGTTTCCATAACTTCTTTTGGCGCAAGGGGTTATATTAAATTTTACAACTTCCTATAATAAAAAATTATGTCAACTTACTCAACTTCCTAACTTGTTGAATTACAATTAGTTATAACATCACTTTTTTGCTGGTCTGGCAACTTACCAGGGTCTGTTAATGCAGGAGTCGCTCCTGACTCAATATCAATCTTAGGCAATTCTTTTGTAACATCTTGGAATATAGCGATTTGCGTTGTATTTTGGGCTTCTTTGAACATATTAAGATATTTCCCTAACAATTCAGCAACTCTGATTCGGTCGCTTGCTTTTGCGTCTGGCGCGACTAATTCTTTCAGCAATTGTTGAACAACCCATTCAACCGTAACCTCATTTGCCTTAATCTCTTTTATCAATTCTGGCTCACAGGTTTTCACGGGCGCAGCGTCTTTTGCTGTGTGATAAGCTGTTCCTTTAGTGTATCCTGCCTCAAGTAGCGCTCTTGCTTTACTTTTTCCTTGTAATCTTGCTTGTTTGTATTTTAATAACTTGATAGGGTCTAATTCTGTTGGCATAGGCTCTTGTTTCTTCTTCGCGGGTTTTTTTAAACAGGTTTTTTTTGTATGTAACCTATCTCTTGAATTTCTTTTAGATTGATTTATGTTTCCGTTTTCTTTTGCGGGGGTTTTTAGTTTGATTTAATCTTCTTAAGAAAACTGATTAAGTAATATGTTTCTGTTTTGTTTTTGTGCGATTTTTTTAGGGTTTAGGTTTAGTTATATTTCCGTTCTTTTGTTGCGGGATTTTTTGAGTAATTTAAGATGAAGAGATAAAATTTTTTGCTTCTGTTTATTTTTTGCGGGCGGAAATTTTTGGCTTTCCGTCTGGAAAATCCCTTGTTGTAGAAATTTGTTTTGCGGGAAAAATTCAAGAAATATAAATAGACAAATTGAGTTATACTTTCAGGGCGGGCTTAACGGCTCGCCCTTTTTTATTCCTGCTCTCCTTCGTCAGCGATTTTCTTCAATGTTTGAAGTTTAACCTGCAAATCCTCTATTGACGGCTTATAGGTTTGATTATGGGCTTCTTTTAGGACTTCGTATTTCTCCTGGCCAAGATATTCCTTAACCCATTCCGCAAATTCTATGGGGTTTTTGTGCGCCCAATATAGATGACATTTTAGGCAAAGACAAAGCAAATTGTCTAAATCCCAACGGGTATTTAAATGACTTCTGCTAAAAATATGGGCTGTTTGTAGGTTTTTCTTACTTCCGCAATGCTCACACCTGCCTCTTGCCCTGACTATCTCCCCGCAGATTTTGTCAAGTTTTTTTTTAAGGGCTGTTTTAGTTAAAGTCCCGAATGCCTTGCTGCCCAAGCATCGCTCCTTGCTTTCTGCGCTAAGAGTTTGTTTGTCCTTATAACCTGCTGCCACTCCCTTATTTCTGCCTCTTTATTACGGATTTTTGTTCGTAAGTCGGTCTGGATTTTATCTAACTCATTGCGTAACAGAATAATGTCTTTTTCTAATTCGTCTCTTTTACGGGTGGCTTCGTCTACTCTCTTTAAGTATTCTATTTCGTCATTAAAAAGCTCAGTTGAAGTTTTTTCCATATTTCCGTTTCTTTTTGCGGGATTTTATGATTCTGCGTGTTGAATTATATCAAGTTTTTCAAGTAAATTTGGGTTTTCATAAATATTACCAATAACTTTTATATAACTTTCAGGGCTATTAAAACGTGTTTCTTTGCATATATAGCCAAAACTATTTCCGTGATATGACTCATAAGAAGAAACTAATGGTTCGTAAGTTAAGAAGTCCTCATTCCATCTTATCACTCCGTAGAAAGGAGAATAATAATTCTCTCCAGTATATTCTGACTTGTATCTTATTATTTTCTTACCCTCTTTTTCCCATTTTTCTGCTGTCTCTTTGTTCATAGAATACTCGCAATAAAATTTGCGAAAATATTCAACTATATCACCCTCATAAATTTCCTTACCCTGTTTATCCAATAATCCTATAAATTGTTGGATATCAAATCTTTCACAATTCAAATGATGTTGTTCTGGTAATTGATATAAAAATTTTTTAAATTGTTTATCCCAAATGCGGAATTTTAAATTTTTCATCTCGCCTTCTTTTTCGGGATTTTTTTGACGCCCTTCTAAAATCTTCTGGCAGAATTGCCTTTTGACGATTTTTGGTAGGAAAGGGCGGTTTTTTGGCTTTTTTGGCTCGCTCTATACCGCCCAAACGCTTGCCATCTAAGGACTTATTCCTCCATTATATAGTGCCATTTTTATAAATCTTTTATTGGCAATAATTTACAAAAATTGATTTTTTGGGCTATTTTCTCCATTCCCAAGGCTTGAGAAGGATATTTCCCGCCACTTTCCAAAGCCGTCTTGACGTTTATGGCTTGGCATCATTGGTCTTATCCAATTCGCAGAATATATTTTTTCTCTGCGTAGTATCTCTTCTACTTTTGTGCAGGGTCTTTTTGTTTTTAGACAAGGTTTTCTTTTACATTTATCACAAATGGTGGGATTAGAAGAAAAGGCGTTCATTGGGTCTCCTTTCATTATCCCTTTGAACGCCTCTGGTGGAGTTTACACTCGCCTTTGGTGGTTCTTGGTAAAGTTAAATTATATCAGTTGGGATTTTGTATTTAATGATAACTCCGTCTTTTTCCTGTAGTTCTACTTCTTGGCAGGGGATTTTGACTACCTCCCCGCCTCTTATCACGACTTTTAATTCGGCGTTTTCAAGTCGCTTTAGTGCCTTTTTAATTTCTTCTTCGGGCATTTGATTTTATGAATAAATCTTCCCAGAATTTATATATTTTTCAGCCATACATTTAGAACATCGGAAATGTTTCCCCTTATAAATACCACACCACGCTTCCCCACCAGTAGCATACCAACTATGCTGACACTTCTTTATTTTATCTTTTTCTTTTTGACTTACAATATCAGCCCAACATATTATATTGTTCTTAAATATATTTTCCATCTCAACATCTTAACTCCTTTTCGGGCATACTAAACTTAATCCATATTTTAAAATTTTAAGTTGTATTGGTTCGTATTTTGTATTTGTTATTCCTGTTGCGTATGCTGCTGCCCGTGCCGCTCCTGCTGCCGATAAGATACTTTCCCGTGCTGCCGCTTCTGCCGCCGAAAATGCCGCAAATGCTGCTGCATCTACTGCCTCTGGTGCTTTGTATTCTGTCATTGCTTTTAAAGGATGAACTGCTACAAACGCTGCATAATCGTTTGCGTTTGCCGATGCATATGCTTCCTTTGCTGCTATAAGTGCGGCTTTTTTGTTTTTCTTACTTGGATTTTTTATACATCTTTTTGCCGCTTTTATTGCTTCTCTGGGTCTTTTATCATTAGGATATTGTTTTTTGTAAATATCTATAACCTGCTCGGCAGCGTAAACCGCATACTTAACATAATTTTCATATTTCAAATATGTCACTAAAAAGTGGTTAGCCCATTCATATCTTTTTTCTTCAATAAGAATATTCAATATCTTTATCGGGTCGTCTGTTCTTTTTTCCCAGCGAAGAAAACGAATATAACCTTCTGCGGCTTGGTAATCTGTTAAAAATTTATAAAATATAGTTTTATCTCTCATCTTCGTCTTTCAAAAAAGAAAGTAAAAACAGTAAAATAATAGCCACAGGAAGTAATAGCCACCATTTAAGAGTAGATTTAATTTTGTCTTTGTTCATTTATATCTCCTCTATGAGTTTTTTGATTTGAGTTTTCTTAATTAAATCTTCCTCTCCATTAACAGACGAGTAAATCTTATCGCAGTGTTCTATCAACTCTAACAACTTCATCTTCCAATCCTCTTTTCTGGCGGAGATTTCCTTCTCAATCTCGGCTTCTGCGTAGTCTATTAAATCACCTCTTATCTCTCTGGCTATAAATTCGCTTAAACTTCTTCTTTTGTCGTGTTCGTTCATAGAATTTAAAGTTTTGAAGTCAAAGTTTTGCATTACCCAATTGTAGATGATTTTTTCTATTCTTTCTGAGTTCACTCTCTCCGTTAATCTTCTCTGGAACTCCTTTTCTATTTCATCTTCGGCCTTGTTAAATCTATCTTCGTGTATTACTGCAAATTTTCCATCTACTATTTCTAAATCAGTATCCCAATATTTTCCCCTGGCATCGTGACTACCTAACATTTCTCTTAGTATCTCATTTATTGTCTTCTTCATCGCTCACCTGCCTTTAATAATTTCATTCCATAGTTTAGAATTTTAAGTTGCATTGTTGCGTCTGCTGCTACGTATGCTGTAGTGTATGCTGCGTCTGCTACTGCATCTGCTGCTGCGTATGCTACTGCGTATGCTGCTGCGTATGCTACTGCGCATGCTCCTGCGTCTGCTACTGCGCATGCTACTGCGTATACTACTGCGCATGCTGCTTGTGCTGCTGCGTATGCTGCTTTTTTATTTTTCTTAATTGGATTTTTTATACATCTTTTTGCTGCTTCTATTGCTTCTCTGGGGCGTTTATCGTGAGGGTATTCTTTCTCATAAATATCAATCATTTGCTCGGCAGCGTAAACCGCATAACTGACATAATCGTGATAAGTCATTATCCTGACAATAAACCAATTAGCCCAATCATACTTCTTGTCTTTAATAAGAAGTTTTAGTATCTTAATCGGGTCTCGTTCTTTCTTATCCCACCAATATATTGCTTCTTTACAAGGATTGTTCTGTTTAATCCAATCATCTGTGATAGTAGTGATTATGGGTTTCATCTCTTACCTGCCTTTTTATTATATTGTCCACATCCACAATGTAACCATTCAATGGGCTTGTCATTTCCACACTTACATTTGTCCATCGGAATTTCATTTTGATAATTCTCTAATGCCTTCATAATGATATCTGGAGCATAAGGATGATATTTAGCATAAATACAACAGACAGGTTCAGTATTGAGATAATCTAAAATTATTACTTGACCCCATTTGTTTGCAGGCTGTTTATAGAATCGTTTCATCCTTTACCTCCCTTTTTTCCTTGCAAATATTTCCCGAATAAATAGGGGTCGTTAAATATCAATAGTCTTACTTCTAAAGGTTCTTTTTTATGCTGGTTTATCTTTTTGCTTGATTTTTTCTTAGTCATTTTTCACCCGCATTTATCTAATAACTCCACTTATGCCCGCATTCAGCACAAAAACAATCTCCACCATCAGTATTTATGTGTGGGCTTTTGCAGTTTGGGCAAGTCTCAGTATACTTAACTTTGTCTATCTCTTGGGCTATGACTTGGGTAAGTGCTTCTGCATAAAAAGATATGTTACCTATTTCAACAAGTTGAAGGTTAAATAAAAAGTCAAAAATTATTTTCTTGATTTTCTCCATATCTATTTTCTCCGCTAATCTTCTCTGAAATTCTACCTCTATCTCTGCTTCGGCTTGGTCTAATCTTTCCCCATATAAATTCTCCATAGAAGATTCTCTGTTTTTGTCTGGTAAAATCAAATCTTTTAATATCTCCCTTATCTTATTCATCTCTCACCTGCCTTCTGGTTTTAATAGCCAAATTCTCCGTGATTTTTCAAATATTCTTCAAAATGCTTGTAAAAAGAAAGTCTTTGTCTATTGTCGTTCCAACTCATACCCAACTTTTCCATTGCATATTCAATGGCTTGTCTTTTTCTATATTTTAAATCTTGCATATGTTTTATGTGCATATCCGCAAGCATTATAGTGCTTCTTTTGTTCATATCTTCCATCTGTTCCTTTACTTCTGTGATTCGGACATAATTAACTTTGTCTATCTCTTTGACTATGGCTTGGGCAAGTTCATTACATTTAACACAAAGCCCCTGGTTAAAACGATGAATTACCCCTGCTATCTTTTCCACATCTAACACCTCTACCATCTTCTTAGTATAATAAGCAAGCCATTCGTCGTAGCATTCATTGTAATATATATTTTTCTCATCTGCGGGATGTATGATATTGCGTCCATATGGGTCTGGTCTTATCTCTTTCTTTTTCGGCATCTCAGCGTCTTGGAATTTAGAAAGGAAGGAGATAACAGTTTGAAGGGCTTCTTTATAATTATGTTCATAATCACAAATAGCAGGAGTATTATAAATTGTTTTGTGTGGGGCAAAAATATCTGGTTCATTTTTGCATTCCTTTTCCATTAGTTTTAATATCTCAATTGCTTCTTTGAGTTCCATCATCTTTCACCTCCTACCTCCTCCCCCGCAAAAATTTCCTTAATAGTTTCTATTTTCTCCACACTTTCTTCCTCGCTCACCTCATCATAAAATCTATAAAACTGCGGTTTGTAATGGAGTAAATACTCCCCTATTCTTCCATTGCGTTGTTTGGCTATAATAACTTTAAACACATTTTCATCTGCGGTCTCATTATAAAAGTGTTGCCAGTGAAGTAATAAACAAGTGTCTGCTAATTCTTCTAAACCCCCTGTGCCTTTAAGATTTGCAAGACAGGGTTCTCTATCTTCTTCCTCATACACTTTTCGGCTTACCTGCGAACAAAGAATACCTACAATTTCGTTTTTAATACAGATTTCCCTAAACTTTTTAATATACTCATTTAGGTTCTGTCTCTCATCTCCAATATTCCTTATTGCCTGCACATAATCAAGAATAATAACTTCTGGTTTTGGGTCTAATAATTCTATAATCTGATTTATTTCCTCAAAATCTTTTCCTATTCCGCAAGCAAGTCGCAAAGGAATGTGCATTTTTAGGACAAATTCATCCCATTTATGCATAAATTTGTCTTTCTGCCCTGTTAAAACTACAAAGTTATCTATCTCCATCACATTACAAAATAGCCGTTCCATTAGTGCCTCAACCGTCATTTCTAAAGAAAGAAATAATACTAAATTTCCCTGTGAAGCCAAATCATAGGCAATCTGCAAGGCAAAAGAGGTCTTGCCTTGTGATACACGCCCGCCAATAATTGTAAGTCCTTGTTTTAGCCCCCATATTTTTCTGTTAAAATGTGGAAGTGTATTTAAACTAAACTTTGGAAAACCGCCTCTTTCTTCAAGAGTTTGCCGTAGTGTCGGCAAATAGTCCTTTGCTTCTTTCAATTTCGTAATGAACTTTTCTATAAAACTTTGCCCATTTAACATCTTCATCCCTTTCATTATAAAGTTTTTCTAAAATTTCTCTTATTAATTGTTTTATATCCCCCTTGCTTTTTTTAAAAATCTCTTCAAATGTTTGGATTTGCTGAATAATTGAAGTTGCGGTTTTGGAATGTTGTTTAGATAAATCTAAAAAATAGTTCATAATGGCCTCCTTATGCCTCCCATATTAAATTATTGTATTCTCTTAAGGTTAATGAAAATGACCACGCCTGCGCTTCATCTGCTTTCTCAAATTGATAAGGAATAAACTTAACGTATTCTCTTTTTGTCGTAGGGCAGAAATAACGAAGCATTTTTATTGTTTTATCTGGAATTATACCCGATAACCCGTAAAGTTCATTTCTATCAGACTTGTCTATCAAATCGGCTTTGAGTTCTTTTAACAGGTTGCTCGCCCCATATAATTTCAAAGCAATGTATCTTTGCTCCATATTTGGCAATTTCAATATCTCAACGGCTGATAGTTTTCTGTTCGTTACCCTCTCCCATAAATCTTTAGGAAAGTTAACTCCGTGAATAAAATAAAATTCGCTACCGCCCTTCCATCTTATTGCGGGTTTTTCTAATGAGTGCAATCTTTTTTGACTATCTAACAGAAGTAATGGCGTAGGAACGCAATAAAGAGTATCCTTATATTCAACCCTGTATCCCATCCCATATTCTTTTGCTTGTAATAATAATTCGGAATATTCAAGATATTTTCTATCATTATCATTTTGGGGGTTCTCGTCAGGATTTTGGCAGTATTCAAATTCAAAGACATAATAATTAAAATCGTAATCTAATGCTGACCACGCTAACCCCGCTGACCATGTTGACCTTGCTAGCCCCGCTGACCTCGCTGACCACGCTGACCCCGCTGACCACGCTGACCACACTGACCCCGCTGACCACGCTGACCATGTTGACCATGTTGACCTTGCTAACCTCGCTGATTCCGCTGACCACGCTGACCCCGCTGACCACGCTGACCTTGCTAACCTCGCTGATTCCGCTGACCACGCTGACCTCCCTAACCACGCTGACCACGCTGACCTCGCTGACCACGCTAACTTAACTTTTTTTTGATATTTTTTGTCAAAAATATCTTTTAACCAAACCACCCTTGATGGGCGTTTTAAGTTAAATAAATCATAAGTTTTTAAGATACATTCTTCTGCCTTTGGCTTATCAAGAATAAAATCCTCCCTTCTTTCACAGTAAATCATCCTATCAATTAAATTTTGTGTTGCTTGAGAATATTCTCCCGCCATTTTAATCCCTCACTTTCCTAATTTCTTCCTCAAAGGGGTCAAATTCCCGCTCTCTCTCTATAACATATACTCCTTTCCCTATTTCGTGTATGCCGTGTTCTTGATGAGTAATTTTTACTGGAGAAAATACAGAAAGATAAAGTGTTCCTTTTTCGTCTTCATAAAGTTGGAACTTATCACCTACCTCGCCTAAAAGAGTATGAGCGTGTCCCGTCACCTCGCCTTTTGCTAAAACATTATGATTAACTTTCTTTAAACCGATAGGTAGTGCTTTGATTTTTTTGATACACACATCTCCGTGCCTATACATTTTCCCCTCCTTTTGGTTATTATTTAAATCTTTCATAACGGTCTTCTTATGCTTGTGCCTGTCGGCTTTTGTTTTGTTGTTGGTAAAGGTGGGTCAATCTTATTGAGCCAGTTGATAACAAAACGGCGGGTTTTTTGCCTACCCTTATGGACAGCCAGCCACGCATCCATTTTCCCCAACTCTCGGTCTATATCAATATGTTTATAAACAGGATTTTCTTTTAATCCCTTTATAAACCCTTCATCCGTGAGTTTTGCCCCAGAAAGTTTTGGTTTTGTAAAACTTTCTGGGGTTACTATATCTTCTTCTTTATCTTTATCTTCTTCTTTATCTTTATCTGGGCAATCCGTAGGATTTCCTTGGGATTTCCTTGGGATTTCCCTCTTTACAAGGTAGTTTGTCTTTTCGTCAAACCCTTCAAAATAATATAAGTGTTTGTTTTCCTTAAACTTAGGAAAATTGGCTTTAATTTCTTCTATTGTCTTTTTTATGGTTTCTAAATCTTGGTCGGTTTTAAATCCCTTCTTGATTGCCTCTAAATTTTTAGGAATTTTATTGTAGGTTTCAGCCGCAAAAAGCAAAAATTTTATGTAATTCAGCTGTGCTTGGTCGCTCATCATATACCATCTGGGGTCATTAAATAGGCGTTTTTCAAGTTTAACAAACACAATGTTGGTGTATGGCATACCTCCTCCATTTACCACAAACTTACCTATACCTCTTTGAGTTTCCACTCAAAATAGCATAAAATATAAGACCCCCTGCCGAACTTATCAGGAAAGATAAGTTTAAACAAGGGGTCTTGTTCTATAACCATTTTTTGGTCTTTATGTTCTATAAGNTTTCCTTTTTTTGCTTTATGCTGAGGAACAGCAACGAAAGTCTTTCCTATNTATTCNTTGCCTAATTTCCANCCATCAATTAAGGTTTCTGCTTTATAGGTCATAAGAAAGATTTTTCTTTGTTTTGAATAAACTAATTTGCATTATCCAATTTTCTCAACTTTATAACTTGATTTTCCTTCTACTGTTTTACCTGCTTTATCTACCATCGGTATACGAGTAATTTTTACTTTGCTTCCTTTTGGTATTTCATCAAAAGCACGCATTAAAGCAGAACTACCATTAGTAAAAAATTTATCTATATTGTCAACTTTAAAACGATATTGGACAATTTCTTTTTCTGGGTCATAAGGAGATGGGATAATCTTGTAATCCGTAAAGATTGCTTCTATACTATCTCCTACTTCCAGCATTAAAAACTTTGACTGCTTTCTTGCTAAATCTTTTAATTCCCCCATATTTTCCTCCTTTTCTTTTAACCACTCTTCTTCGGTGGTATTTGGTTTATTAAATTCCTGCTCTACTTGATTAGGGTTATATATTGAGTTTTCTACGCCACAAAAGGGGCAGTTTACATCCCTGTATTGCTCGCCGTCATATTCAAATTCTTTTTCGCAAAACCAGCAAATTGTTTTATTCATAATGCAATCTCCAACGGATAATCCTTCTGTTGCGGTTTAGTATCCTTGTTTTCTTTTTCCCATATTTTTTTTGCAGATAGAAATAACTCAAATTGGTCTTCTATCTCGGTGAATTTATATCTATTCTTATTATGCTGATAACCTAATTGTAAAATCGCTAATTTACCATTTACTTTGGAGGCATATTTATAAGCAGATAGTTGGATTTCATAACTTGGCCAGATATGTTGGCCTGTCTTAAAATCAATGATGTAAGTGTCCTCACCTATTGTGCAGAGTAAATCAATTGTGCCAGCATATTTATATTCATCGCTCCATACTACAAACTCCCTATTGATTATTTGTGGCTTTGCCTTTTTATACCAATCCGCAAAAGACATTAAACATTCCCATTCCTCAAGCGTTAATTCTTCTTCTTGTTCGGTAGAGTTATTGATAAACTTATCTGATATTTTGATTGTCTCTCCATCAATTAACTTTAATATTGCCTGATGAACCTTGCTTCCTTTGTCAGCGGCGGCTTGTTTTAGTGCCTCTGCCTCATCCCAACCTTGATTAGCCAGCCACTTATAGAAACCTATCCCTTTAGGGTAGTAATCTGCAATCCAGGTTACAGATGGGACATACTCATATACAGGCAATCCTGCTTTATCTGTGGTCTGTCTGGCATACCAGCGTTCTGTTAAGGTGGTGATTTGTAATACTCCGTTTTTAACCTCCCGTATTTCTTTTTTCACCTTGAACCTCCTATTTTGTTAACTCTACTAAACTTGCATCCAGCCTTACCCTATGTCCGTTAAATTGACTACAACATCGTAAGACTTTCGCCCTAACAAAATTCTCAAGGGCAAAGAGAAAATCTTCTTTTACTTGCTTATTTTGTTCCTTGCAGAGTTGTTTTATTCCTGACGCCCTGATTAAAGAATATTTAGCCATAGTTTTATCCCCTTTATTCACTTATTTTGTGATGAATGTATTTATTTACTTCCATCAGCAAATCTCTGTCTTCCAGGTTATACTTGGAAAGCGTTACAAGGGCGTCCCTGATTTCAAAAAGTTCTTTTAGGGTGTATCCGCCTTCCTGCCATTCCTTGCTTTCTAAAATCTTTCTGGCTAAGTCAAGCATATCAACCCCCTTTCAAATAAAAAAAAGCAGAGGAAGGAAGAGCGGGGTTGGCCACCTCTCCCTTTTTAAACCTCTGCTCAATTTTGTTTTTTCTTTTTTCCACTCCAACCCCTTGTATTGCTGTAATGTCCTTACGGTCAGTATTTTTTTTGAGGAAGGATAAATAAAAAAGCCGAACTGTTGTATTGATTTTTCAATACTTAGGTTCGGCTTTTCCGAC